CAGGACTGGCGGATATGCCTGCATTCCCCGGAGAACCGTCCAGAGGAGATTCACGTCGTCAAGTACCTCGAGAAGTTCACCGGCAAGCCGTTCGGTGAGGGCGTGAACGAACGCCTGACCGAAAGCGAAGTCGCGGAGGCGGTGCACTGCATCAAGGATTGGTTCGGGTTCCTGGTGGCCTCCGCCGACGCGGAGCAAAGCACGTTCAACATCGAGCAGATCATGGGCGCCGCGGAGCTGTGGTTTCGCATGAAAGGCTACTGGCGAAAGAAGCCCTGCGGGCTGGTGATCGACCCGTGGAACGAACTCGACCACCAGCGCCCGAGTCATTGGTCGGAAACCGAGTACGTGAGCGCGACACTCACCGCGCTGCGGAGCTGGGCAAGGACGCATGGGGTGCACGTGTGGGTCGTGGCGCATCCGCAGAAACTTCCGCGCGACCAGAAGGGCGAACTGCCCGTGCCGCGGCCGGACACGATTTCGGGCTCGCAGCATTGGTGGAACAAGGCCGACAACTGCGTGACGGTGTGGCGAGACTACGACAACCGCGACGCGCCCGTGCAGGTGCACGTGCAGAAAGTGCGGTTCAAGCACATCGGCAAGATCGGCATGGCGAAACTCGACTATGACCGCGTGACCGGCCAGTACCGGATGCACCGGGAACCGGGCGAATACTACGGACCAAGGGAGGTGCGGCGTGCGTAACGAAGTGCTACGGATGCTCGAGCGCGCAAGGGAGCGTGCGCTGAAGCTGGGCAGCGTGTCCGCGTTCGGGCTGCTGGTGCTTTCCTGCTGGCCCACCCTTCGCGCGGGGTTCATTGCCATGACTCCGCCAGCGCGCGGCGAGGCCGCCAACGATGAAAGGTTTGCCGATGGGTAAACGCGACACGAACCGAAAACCGCGCCTTTCGGAAACGATCGACATGATCGTGGTTGTTGGCGAGGTGCGCGGCCTGAAGGCATCCGAAATCCACGGATGCATCCACGCCGCCAGGCGCTCTCCTGTGGCCGCGCACCGCTGCTACGCGGCAATTCTTGCCAGTCACGGAATCCACATGACCAAGGAGCCACGATGGACGATCAACTGAATCCAGCATCCGCCGCCACGCAGACCGCGCAGATACGAGCCTACATGGAGGCCGGGCACTGGATCAGCGGCTTGGACGCACTGGCGAAGTTCAAGTGCTTCCGGCTCGCCGCGCGCATCCACGACATCAAGGCCGAGATGCAGGACAGCGGAAGGCAGGTGGTCAAGCGCGTGCGCACGCTGAACGGCGGCAAGCGCATTGCGGAGTACACGATCGCCGTGAGGGAGGCGACATGAAAGGCGACGTTCCTGCTGCTGCGCTGCGGCTGCTGAATTCCCTGCCAAAGCGCACCCACGAATTCAAGCCCTACCACCGCGACCGTAGCAAGGCGGCGATGGCCGCCAAGCGCGCCATGTCCGAGGCCCAGGAGCGTGCGCGGCGAGCGAACGGCAAGCGCATGGCGAGAAAGAAACGCGCTCAGGAAGGTTTCGAGGACGACGAGGAGGACGCGGAATGAACGGTCTGGTGCTGCTCATCATCATCGTGGCCGCCTTAATCGGCGGGACGTGGGCGTACATGGTCTGGAAGCTGATCGAGTACCGCGACATGCGCGAGCGGCGCAGGATCGAGCAGGACAAGATCAACCGCTACGCGCAGGCCATGATCGACCGCGACAAGCTCCGCGGCTGGGCGGCGGACGGCAGCGGACACCACGGGGATCTCACGACGGATTTCCGCGACATGAGGCCGGGGTCATGAGCCGGCGCCGCGGCGCGGGGTTCAAGGAGGCGACGTGCCAGGGGAAGGTGACGTTTGCCACCTATGCCGAGGCGAAGAAGAACGGAGTGCATTCCGAGCGGGCGAGGCGTAACGGCGTGCACCCGTACAAGTGTCCGCACTGCCGTCTGTTTCACGTCGGCGCGACAAAGCCAGGCCCGAACAAGCGCGTGATGCTCGAGCGCATCCGCGAAATGGAGTGCATGGAATGATGTTCCGCAGGATGTTCAACTGAGGAAGTACCAACACAAGGAGAGTCGTGATGGAAAAATACGCGAATGCATTTGTGGCGACTCCCGGCGCAATCCGTGGTTGCGCGGCGGGCGGCGCGGCATTGGCGGGTGCGCCGATGATTAACCGGCAGAATGACAGCCCTCGACAGGTGCAGCAGAGCATGGTGGATATGGATCGATGGTGCATGGAACTCATGGCGGTGGTGGGTGAACTTGAGGTGCGGCTGGCTCCCGTGGTGCACCACGAGCTTCCCGTCCAGCAGGCGAATGCTGGGGCGACCGTTCCGAGGGAAGTTCGGGTGCCGCTGGCCGAGGCAATTGAGGTGGCGTCCGAGCGCATCCAAGAGGCAACCCGTCGCCTTTCTTCGCTCTACAACCGCCTCGAGGTGTGACGTGATGCCTGGGAGACAACGCGCCCGCCGCCGCAAGGCGTACAAACCCCTCGAGCACGACATCCAGGTCGCGGCCTTTGCGTGGTGGGCGCTGTATGCCAATGCGCACAAGATCCCCGAGCACCTGCTGTTCGCGGTACCGAACGCGGCCAAGATGTCCTACCGCGCTGCGGCATGGATGAAGGCAGAGGGGCGCAGGGCCGGGGTGTCGGACGTGTTCCTCATGATCCCGGCCGGAGGGTTCCACGGGCTCATTTTCGAGTTCAAGCGCCCGGGCGAGAAGCCAACCCCGGAGCAGGAGGCGTTCCTTTTTTCGGTTCGTCGGCATGGCTACAACGCGCTGGTGGTGCATAGCACCGAGGAGTTCATCCGGGCCGTGAAGGCGTACCTCGCGCAGCCCAAGCGGCCCGCCAGTGTCGGGAATTTGACAGGCCCCTGCCAACCGCCCACTATCGCGCCACCGTAAACGGGAAACGGACGCGGAACCGTGGGGCAGCCTACAGCCTGGAACAAGACCACCGACTTCAGCGAATACGCAACGGCGCACCCGTCCGCGCCGTTCGCCCCGGCGGAACTTGACACCGAGCTCGACAACGCCCGCACCACGGTCGGGCAACTCCGCACCAACATTGCGCTCATCCAGCGCGACGACGGCGAACTGGCAAACGAGTCCGTGGGGATCGACCAGCTTGCGGACGAAACGCTGGCCCTTTTCACGCTTGGCGAAGCGGACATCATCGGCCCTTGGGCGACCGCGACGGCCTACACTGTCGGCAACGTGGTGGGGCAAGGTGGCGTGGCCTACGTCTGCGTCACGGCGCACACCTCGGGCACCTTCAACACCGACCTTTCCGCCGGCAAGTGGGCGGCGATGGGCGCCACCACCTCGAGCCTTGCGGCCACGGCGATCACGTTCTCCGCAGCCGGCACCGTTTCCGCGGCCACCGTACAGGCTGCGATTGAGGAACTGGACACCGAGAAGGCGAAGGTGGCCGGCGACTCCTCGCAGACCTTCTCCGTGTCGGCGGCAACCTCTGCTGCGCACGCTGTCACGATGCGCCAGATCCAGCGCAACACGCTGCTTCACGCCGTCGCGGGCGGCAGCGCGGATGCTCTGACGGCGACAATTGCGTCAGGCGAAACTGCGCTTGTGGACGGGATGCGGGTGCTGATCGAGGCCGCAGCATCGAACGCAACCACAGCGCCGACGCTAAACCTGACCCTCGGCTCAACCGCCACCGGGGCAAAGACGATCAAGAAGGGCTCTGCGAATGCGCTGCTGGCCGGCGACATCGAAGGCGCCGGCATGAAGCTCGACCTTGCATGGGACTCCGATGGCGACTGCTGGCTGCTGCTCAATCCGGCGAACCCCGTGGCGAGCGCGGCGGCGAGCATCAACGACCTGACCGAACTGCTGCAGCCCAATCGCACGAACGACTACGGCGAGGTCTATTCATCCTCGGCAGGGGCGTCGCGCAAGGTCGCTCTGCAGAACTACCCACTGCCACGGTCCTACCTTGCGGGCGGAACGCTGTCCAACAACGGAAGCGATGCGACGAACGACATCGACATCGCAGCCGGCGCGTGCCGGGATTCCACGGACACGGTGAACATCCGCTGGTCATCCTTCACCGGCAAGCAACTGGACGCCTCATGGGCGGAGGGCAGCGCGGCCGGGATGCGCGACACCGGCTCCATCGCCAACGGAACATGGCACATCTACGCCATCCTCAAGGACTCCGACAACAGCGCGCAAATCCTGGCGTCCACGTCGGCATCGAGCCCGACCATGCCAAGCGGGTACACGTACTTCCGCCGCATTGGGTCCATTTTGCGAGAGGGCGGGGCGATTGTCGGGTTCCTGCAGGACGGCGACGATTTCTACAGAAAATCACCGATCCAGGATGTCTCAACCACCGGCTTTGCCGCCGGAACAAGCGCGGTGTCTCGAACCTTGAGCGTGCCTACTGGCATTCGAGTCAAAGCCTATATGTCAGTGGCGCTTGGAACGCAGACGGCGGCGATGATCTACATGCTCCTGTCGGACCTTTCGGCAACCGATGTGGCTCCGAGCTCAACAAACTTCACGCTGTCTGCTGGATATGGCGCGGCGAGTGGCTCTACGGACGATCAGGTTGGCGCGCAGTGCTCTGTGTGGACGAGCACAGGCGCGCAAATCAGGTCGCGCATGGGTGCCAACGATGCGCAAGACAAACTGTACATCAACACTCTCGGCTGGATGGATCGCCGCGGGCGCGACGCATGACCTGGCACGCCACCTTCCTCTCCCGCTCCACTAGAGAATCCAGAGAATGTCCTGGGACCAGGTTTTTCTAGAGTTCCTGAAACTCTACGGCCCGCTGTCATTGGGCTGGGTCGTTGCGGCGTATCTCGGAGTTTTCATTTTGAAACGGTATGACGTAGACATTCAATCGAAGGTGCAGCTTGCCATTGCGCTCGACAAGTTGGCCGAGTCTGTCGAATCAAGGAAGGCGCTCTTTGATCGAATCGAGAATGCTCTTAATCGGGGTCCGCAATGATCCGGTGGCTGCGGGCGTTCTTCAACGATAGGAGAAAACGCAACGTCACGCCTTCGTTTGAGCGAAGGGTGGTTTTAAACAAGGCACAGGCAGACGAGCGATTCCAGCGGGCAATGGAGCGCCTGACGGTTGCGGTTTCATCTGAGGGCAAGCGGAAATGAAAATCGAAATTGCGCTGCTGGCGTCCCTGTATGTACCCGTGGTGGTGTTCTGCGCCTTTGCCATTTTCCGGTACGCGGGCGGGCTGTTTGGCGTGATTTACAGAGGCGACTTCTCGATGGAGCGTCACGGTGTATGGGTGGCGCTCGTCTGCATGATGTCGGCCGATCTTGTGGAAAACATTTACTACGGGATGGCTCGCTATTCGGCAGAGGTTTACGCACGGCTGGGCTGGATGTCGGGGGCGATCATCCCCATGAAGCTGCTGATTCTTACGGGGGCAATCGTCGCTTGCTCGTCGTGGTGCGAGGTTAGGTATAGGAATTCCGTGCTTATCCAAGCCGCTCTCATTGCGGCGGTTTTGTGGTTAGCCGCATTTGCGTTCCTCATGCGCATGCAATAAACGGTAGTTTTGCGACGAGGTAGAAGATGATTTTCTCCGCACTGTTTTCCTTCCTCGGCGGGTCCGCCTTCCGCATGATCTGGGGCGAAATCGCCGCGTGGATGAACAAGAAGCAGGATCACGCGCACGAAATGGACATGCTGCGCCTGACCTCGACTCTGGAAGCCGAGAGGCACGCGCGCAACCTCGAGCAGCTTCGCTTGGCCGCCGACCTGAAACTTTCGGAGATCCGGGTGGCTGGCGACGTGATGGTGGAGAAGGCTGCGGCCGATGCGTTCATGGAGGCGCAGAAAACGCTGCGGGCGCCTACCGGGATCAAGTGGGTGGACGGGTGGAACGGCTCCATCCGTCCGGCGATGGCGACGTTCGCACTGGCGCTGTGGGTGTTCGCGCTTGCGAAGGCCGGGTTCGTGACCGGGGAGTGGGACCGCGAACTGATCGCGGGCATCCTCGGGTTCTATGTTGCGGATCGAACGCTGGCGAAGCGCGGCAAGTGAACGACCTCGCCGCCCTGTTCCGCCTCATCCGCCGTTTCGAGGGCTGCCACCTCATGCCCTACATCTGTCCGGCGGGGGTGTGGACGTGCGGCTGGGGCTCCACCGGCCCGGACGTGATCCCCGGCCAGCCGTGGACGCAGGAGTACGCCGACCACCGCTGCAACCTTGACGCCATCCGGTTCGCCAAGGGCGCGCTTGCGATGTGCCCGTCGCTGGAGGGCGATTCCCTGTCGGCCATCGCGGACTTCGCCTACAACCTGGGCCTCGGGCGCCTGCGCGCGTCTACCCTGCGCCGCCGGATCAACGAGGGAGACATGGCCGGGGCGGTGGCCGAACTCGGCAAGTGGGTTCGGGGCGGCGGGCGCGTGCTGCCCGGCCTTGTCGCGCGCCGCGCCGCCGAAGCGAGCCTCCTCGCGTGAACTTCGACCTCGCCCGCTTCGCCGCGCTGCCGGAGGCCGAGCAGGTTGCGGTCATCAATTCGCTCACCGAGGAAGAGTACTACGCCCTGGTGGGGTGGAAGGAGTGGCATGGGCTGCGCGTCGCGGCCCGCAGCGACATCCTTTCCCTGCTACGGTTCGTCATGCCGCACCCGGAGCACTTCCAGGACGGCCGCAAGTCTCGCTACGGCGTCAACGTCCACCACAAGGTCATGGCAGAGGGGCTGGAGGAGGTGCTGGCCGGCAAGTGCCTGCGCCTTGCGATTTCCATGCCTCCGCAGCACGGCAAAAGCACGACGGTCAAGGGATTCCTTGGTTCGCACGTGGGGCGCTTCCCGTGGAAGCACCTCATGTTCGGCACGTACAACCAGACGTTTGCCGACGAGAACGGCGACGACCTTCGCGCCATCATCAACAGCGACGAATTCAAGCTCGCGTTCCCGAAGGCGGGCCTTCGCACCGGCTCCAAGGCGAAGGATCACATGGTCACGACCGAGGGCGGCAAGCTGTCCTTCCTTGGCCGCGGCGGTTCCGGTACGGGCCGTCCGGCGGACGGGTTCGTGATCGACGACTTCTTCAAGGACGCGAAGGAGGCGGAGTCGAAAACTATCCGTGACGACGCCTGGAACTGGATCACGCGCGTCGCCAACACTCGTCTGCACGCGCTGTCGTGGTGGGTGATTGTGGCAACGCGCTGGTCCGACGACGACCCCATCGCGCGCCTGACCGACCCGAAGAATCCGCACTACAACGAGAGCGTGGCGAAGCAGTGGAAGGTCATCAACCTGCCCGCCATCGTTGACGAGCCGAACATCGCGCAGATCCTCGGGAAGAACCTTGGCGACGCGCTGTGGCCGGAACGCTTCCCGCTGGAGTTGCTGCACACCGCGCGGCAGATGGACCCCTACGGCTTCTCGGCGCTCTACATGGGCCGCCCGACGCCGCCCGAGGGTGCGTTCTACAAGGACTGGATGCTCGCCACCTACGACCATCCGAAGCAATTTCCGTCGCGTGGCCGCTTCTACATGACGGCCGACCTTGCCGTGAGCCCGGAGCGCGACGCGGACAAGTCCTGCATCGGCATTTGGGGGCTGGACGAAAACGGCGACCTGTACCTGCACCCGGAGCTCTTTTGGGACAAGAAGGCGTCCGATGAGTCCGTGGAGCGGCTGATCTATCTCGGGTCCACGTTCCATGTGTCCGACGCCTATTTCGAGAAGGGGCAAATGGACCGCGCGATCGGCCCGTTCCTCGAGAAACGCCATCAGGAATTGGTGCAGGCCGGCAAGGGCGCCTCGCCCGATGGCACGCCCTACAAGCCGCGCTACTTCAACATGCAGCGCATGCCCGTGGCCGGAAGCAAGGGGCTGCGTTCGGTGTCCGTGCGCGGCCTCATGTCGCAGAAGCGCGTGAAGTTCCCGTCGTTCGCGCCGTGGTGGACTGCGGCGAAGGAACAGTTGCTCAAGTTCACCGGCAGCGGCAACGACAAGGAGGATGACTTCGCGGACATGCTGGCCTTGATCGGCCAGGCCGTCGAAGATCAAGTCCGCCCCTCCGCTGAAGTGGAGGACAAGGTGATCCAGTTCCGCCCGACGATGCGCTGGATGACCGCCAACCACCGCGCCGAGCGCGAAGCCGCGCGCCTGCGGGCCAATCTCAGGGGTATGTAAATGGAAGAACTTGCCGAACAACAATCCTCCGGCGTCGAACGAGAGCCGCCGCAGACCTCCGAGGCGGAAACGAAGCTCGTCAAGCAGTGGTGCGAGGACATCGAGAACGCCAAGCGCCATTGGGAGGACGACTTCAAGCGGATGCGCGACGACGCGAAGTTCGAGCGCGGCCTGCAGTGGGAGAACCAGAGGGCGAAGGACGATCGCTACATCGCCAACCTGACTAAGAGCCACATCCGCAGCAAGGTCGCGGCGCTCTACGCGAAGAACCCGAAGGTGCAGGCGAGGCGCCGGCCGAAAATCTACTACCAGGCGTGGGACGGCTCGCCGGAAATGCTGCAGCAGGCGCAGTTGACCCTCGCGGCCATGCAAAACCCGGCCGGAGCGCAGGCCGCCATTGCCGCAGGGCAGGCGCCCCAGCCTACGATGGACCCGGAAACCGCGACGCTGGTCATGCGGGACCACGAACAGGGCCGGGCCATGAAGGCGGTCTACGACAAGATGGGCCGCACGCTCGAGATCGTGGCGCAGTACAGCCTCGATGAGCCGATCCCCAAGTTCAAGACCCGCGCGAAGCAGTTGGTGCGGCGCACCTCCATCTGCGGCGTCGGCTACGTGAAGCTGGGCTACCAGAGGCTGCTCAACCGCAGCCCGGATCTCATGGGCCGGATCAAGGATTCGACCGACCGCCTTGAGCACCTGAAGCGCATCCGGGACGACCTGACCGACGACAAGCTGGACGTGGCCGACGCCGAGGCCGCGGAGCTGGAGCTGAACCTTGCCTCGCTGCAGAAAGAGGCCGAGGTCATCATCCGCGAGGGTCTGGTGTTCGACTTCCCGAAGGCGTGGAGCATCATCATCGACCCCGCCTGCACGGAGATCAAGGGCTTCATCGGCGCGGGCTGGGTGGCGCAGGAGTTCATCTTCACCCCGAAGAAGGCGCAGGAGATTTGGGGCGTGGACGTGTCCTCGTCCTTCACCCCGCACTCAGCCGAAGGCCGGCGCATCGCCGCCACCTCCAAGGCGCAGAAGC